AACACAATCGTGGCTGTCCATGATCAAAAGTCCTGCACAAAGTCACGCGCCTGCTCAAGACTCATGCTCTGTAGGCCACTACGAAATGCTTGCACCCGCTGATGAAGATCATTCAGGAATAGGGCAATCGTGGCAATGAGATCTTCCAATTCCGCGTGATCAAGCAAAGCCACTGAGTTGTCCACCGTCGTAATGGGCGGCACTTCGGGAAGATGCAGGAAGCTCTGAAGCAGTGCCAGGGACGATTGATCTGCATGAAACTGCTTGCCGTTGTATGACACGCCGGCTGCTTGAATCAGGGCTGCCTTGCCACGTACCGCACTCAGCAAAAAAGTTCGCTGATCCTCAGTAGAGCGCAAGTCCAGATAGGACATCATTTGATTGCTCCACTCATGCGGCCAAAAAGATGGAATATGTGAGCGAATAAAACGCTGCTCTTCTGTGTAGGCAACCAGCTCGCCCTTTGAATTCACCCAGTGAGTTGCAAAAGTTGTGTGAACAGCGCCTGTGTCAATGGTGACCTCATTAGGTCCAGCTCCGGCTGCAGCATGCTCCAAATTCAGAGCTGATCCAGCATGAATGATGTTGCCAGTGCGCTTTTCGTAGATTGCGAAGTTGATCATTTCTTTGCCAAGGTTGCAGTGATGGATGGGTTGATCCCTGCAGAGATGAAAATCCCTGTCGGGCAATGTGTGTGGTCATACACAGCATAGGTATACGTACCCGGTCCAACATTGTCCACGTAGTTCACACAAGCAAATCCATAGCCAGTCCACGCACCGTTAACCAAGTTGCCAAACCCCGAATAGCTGGCGTTTCTGCCGACATCGAGGTAGGCGCTGCCGCCGTTGCTGTAGAGACTGGCTGTGATTGCAACTTGCACTGTGGATTGGCCGCTAGGAATGTCAGAAGGGGCCACAGTGAGCGTCACGCTGGTGCCAGAACGGCCACCAGCTCCAGACGCTGTAACAAGGCTCACAGCGTTGTTTCCGATCTTCAGTGTTCCGACCACTAGGTCACCGATCAGTGCAGCACTGATGACCAGTGAATTGCCAATTCCCCCCACATAGCCAGTGGTGAACAGCGCTTGGGGCGTGCCATTCACATTGCTGGAGAGAACAAACGTCAGTTTGTCTGCCTGCAGCAGAATCTGTGACTGCGCACCACTTGGGCCAGAAACAGAAGCAAGTCCAATGGCCGAAAACACTTGCATGCCATCAGGCCGCGTCACGGCAGCCTTCAGAACATATTGCGCACCTAAGGTTGCATCCGCATTTGCACGAGTGGTGGCTTCCTCAGTAACAGCAGCACTCAGTGAACCGGTGGCCGCAACTGTCTGTGTGTACCAGCTTGCAGCAGATGAAGCCGATCCTGCAGCGTTGCTCGCTGAGGTGCTTGCCTGTGAAGCGTAAGCAGCGGCAGCACCTGCTGAATTGTTAGCATTGCCTGCTGCAGTGGAGGCAAGGCCAGAATAAGTTGAGGCATTTGCAGCACTACCTATCGCATTGTTTGACGCTGTAGAAGCTGAGCCTGCTGAAGTCGCAGCACTACTTGCTGACGAGGCGGCATTTGTGGCACTCGTACTAGCCGAACTAGCAAAGGTATTCGCCGTGTCAGAAGCAGCAAGAGAGATATCAGCCCAGTCATTAGCCTGAGTCGCTGACGTGCTGGCAGAACTAGCACTTGTGGATGCACTTGATGCATGTGTGGCAGCGCTAGTCGCACTTGTGGATGCAGAGCTTGCCGAATTCTGCGCATTGGTTGCCGCAGTGCCAGCCGTAATCGCCGAACTTGCTGCAGCATTTGCTGAATTTGCAGCCGTGGTTGCTGAGCTGCCAGCAGCACTAGCATTGCTCGCTGCCACACTGGCCTGTGTGGTGGCTGTAGTGGCGCTAGCAGCTGCGTTTGTCGCTGACGTGCTGGCAGAACTAGCACTTGTGGATGCATTACCTGCAGCGGTGCCAGCACTCGTGGCACTCGTGGCAGCAGATGATGCGTAGCCTCCCGCGTTCGTGGCACTCGTGGCCGCGTTCGTGGCCGAAGTCGCAGCAGCCGTTGCCTGACTGGTAGCAACAGCTGACGCTGCAGCGGCCGTGCTAGCTGATGTCGAGGCATTCGCCGCTGAACCATTAGCTGATGTAGCCGAAGTCGCTGCATTGTTCGCTTGCACTGTTGCGTCAGACAGCCGCGTTGCCGCGTCAGTCGCACTGCTAGCTGCTGCAGTTTGTGAGGCATAGGCAGCACCAGCAGCGACTAACGCATTGTTGTAAGCCGCAACAGCGTCAGCCAGTGACGTTGCAGCACTTGCAGCACTTGCAGCCGCAGATGCTGTACTGCCATAAGTTGCCGCGAGGTTTGCGACCTGTGTGACAAGACCTGTACCTGGATTGTCAATTTGATTGATCCGGTTCAGCAGCTCATTTGTCAGCGTTGACTCATCCAAGATCCCATGCACGAGAGCATGAATCGCATCAGGCGTGGCCCATGCACCGCCACTGTTGTTCAGTGAGGCCAGCAAATTGCCAATCGTGCCGGGCGGGTAAGTCTTTGAAGGATCGTAAGGAAGAGCTGCAGAAATAGACGTCTGAAGCCGCGTGACAAGTGAACCAAAGTCTCCATCATCATTCAGGTCAAAGCCACTGATGTTGACAATCATCTGAGCCACTGCGGCCGAGATGACTGAGCTTTGACGAAGGGCCTTATTGATGTGCTGGTGTGTGAGGATGCCAGAAATAAAACCTTGAGTGACAAGGCTTGAAGTGTTCCATTCCGACTGCGAAGCGCAATCGTTGCCTGCACCAATGGCAAATGGCAGAAAGTCATTGACAGGCATGGTGTCCTCTTACAGCTTGGCGTAATGAGCCACAGAGACGTTCACAGGTCGCGTTTCTGTGCCGATGACTCCTGCAGCGTTGACTGTGTTGTCATAGTTCGTTCCGTCATTGGTGAAGAACCATGGATTGTTCTCATCACTAGCGATGGCACCGTGATAAGACGATCCAGACGTGTAGCCAAAAGGAGCCGCAGTTGAAAGGGAACCTGCGTTGTCGCCCCAAGCCATCACGTGTTTGTGCTTCTGAACCATGGATGCCTGCTGAGCGCCTTTGCGGGTGCCGTCAGGGTCAAGGCCTCGGCCATTGTCATCACCTCTCAGGAACACACCACGCAAATCAGGCAGCGTCCACGTCGTGCTGCCATCTCCAGTATTGGGATTGCCAAAATACGCCCACAGAGCGGCTGTGCTGCCTGTGCGGGAAACGTTGGCACCATTGAGGTAAATAAAGCCAGGATCGGCTGCAGGAATCGCACTCATTGTTGGAAGCAAGATCTTGGACTTGATGTCCCCTGTCTTCCAAAACTGGCTGCTGGAAATGATGGCGTCGATTGCCGCTTTCAGTGCCAGTGAAAAGGTCGCAGGATTGCCGTCATCAGGCACGTCATCCGGGCCATAGGTAATTGCAAAATTCGCCACACCCGCAACACCTACAGTTGCTTGGCGCAAAACTGTGTTGACTTGAATCGAGGGTGCCACGCCTGTTTGAAAGCCTTGGGCAATCAACACAGTGAGCGCTGCATAGGCGCTGGGGGTCAAACCATTGGCACCTGTGCCTGTGCAAAACGGAAGGTACTGTGACGTGGGCATGTTGCCTCTCCAAGTTAAACAGGTGCGCCGAAGGAACCGAAATCAAGTCCAGCCACTTCAGTGGTTGTGAATGAATCCAATGCGAAGAAAGGTGAGCCTGCCTCGGAAGCCAGGATGTAGCCCGTAATGCCGATCCCTGCTGTTTTAGGCGGGATGATGCCGCGCTGAATCAAAGACAAGAACAATGCTGAGGGCGCACCAATGATGTAGATGGTGACTGTCATGTCAAAGTTATCGAGTGCAAAACACTCAACACCCAAATGCGCCACAGCCTGAGTACTAATGTTGTTCAGACCTTGGACCGAACCATCCCAGTAGTTCGCGCCGATAGTCGCTTTCAGCACTGCGCGATACGTCTCATCATCAAGAACAGTTACGCCGTCTGTTGACTCATAAGGACCTAACCACACACCTTGGTCAAAGCCAAGACCTGTTGTGTCAAATGAGAAGAAGACGTTAGGCAGTGGAATTTCTTGTTTGCGCGAGATGCCAACCCAAAGACCGATGGTATCTAGCTGAACACCCACGGCTGTATCCACGTCTGACACTTGAGTCGGCATCGCTGCACACAGATCACCGATCTGGCCCAGTGGCTGTGTGAGCGTAGAAATGACCGAAGCAAAGTTCGGTTTATTCTGATGCTCACTCGTGATGAGCGTGGTGTAGTCAGTCGCCATTTAGCTCACCGTCAAGAGAATGTCTGCCGTGTTGCACGTCGCCTTTGCATTGAAGGCAATCACGATGTCTGTGGTTCCAAGAGAGCCCGTGACCAAAGCAGCTTGAAGAGCCGTGACTTTGTAGGTCAGTGAGTCTGCAGCACCATCCAACATCGCCGGCACGTACAGACGAATAACGATCACGTCATCCCCAACAGACAAGTCGTTATTGATGTAGTCAGCGATGGCTTGCGTGAGTTCGGCTCCAATAACACTGGTGTAGCCGGAACCCGCTGTCAGCCACACTTCAGCCTTGATGGGCACAAGAGTGGGCCGAGAGAAATTAATGTTACGCATTGCCCCACTGATATCCGGCACTGCAACTGTTGTAGTGCCGTAGGTCGCAACTCCCACGCCTTTGGTCACAAGAATCGTGTTTGCAATTGTGGTGGCATCCCCACCTTCAATCACCACGCCAATGCTGTGAGCAGGCAAGCCATTGCTGTCTGTGGTGTTCGTGTCGTTCTCATACAGCTTCAGGTAGGTCACACCAGGAATAGCAAGCAATGCCGCTTCAATGCCTTGGGCTACCGTCTTGGAGTTCAATGCGGGCGACACTGCTTGACGTGAACGCAATTGACCGTCCGACTCAACAGGTTCACCAAGAGATGCACTGTCAGCATTTGTGACCGTCTGCCAGTTCGTCACGGGGGTCAGGATCTTTGTGATGCTGCCCACAGTCGCCGGGATTGCTCCAAGAGCTTGTGAAGTCGCCGTGACGGTCACAGTGCCTGCTGGCGGAATCAGCACGTAACCGGGCAGGTTCCACTTATTGCCTAGTGTGTCCCCGACGACACCATTATTGATGATCGTTCCGGCCACCCCGGTCAAGGTCACGTCTACTTGAGACGCTGACGCCACAGCGCGCGAGATGTCATTGATCTTGACCACACTACTTAGGCCGACCCCCACAGCCGTGGCAGGGCTGAAGTTGTTATAGGCCATGATCGTTGCTTGATTTGCGTCATGCATAGCTTGAGCAAAAATCGCAAGCAACTGTCCGTCTTGACTGTCTGGTGTGATATACGCATCAGACCCGTAGATCTGATAAAAGCTCGCTTGCAGCGAAGAATAAATGTCGTTATAGCTGGGAGCCGTGATGCCGTTTGCATCGATGGTGCAAGCCAGTGTTGCAAGCGGATAGGTAGCCATTTGTTATCCCAATGTTGCAGTTACGGTGGCCGTGCCAAATTGCGTGCTGACAGTGCAACTCACATTGAATTTCCGATTCACCACACTGCTGCTGTAAAGCACGATGTCTGAAACCCCTGGCGTTTCCAAGATCCGCCTTCTAACTTCTGCGTCTCTACTCCCCTGAGTCCCGTAGCCTAGGATTTCATTGTAGTAATCCGTGCCTTCGGTCGTATCAAGGAACCACTCGCCAGCCCACAGCAGGAGCCTTGTGAGAATGGCCTGTGCTACGCCTTCAGGTTCATCGACATAAAAAGAGTTGGCCTGCCCAAAGAGGTAATCTCCATTGGCATCGAGCTTGCGGTATCTCATGAGGGTCCGCCTGTGTGGTTGCCGCCGTCGCCGTACTGGCTGGAGTGATGGTGCGTGCTGCCAATGTTCACACCGTTGTTCGTCAGATTGCCGTTCAAATGAATGTTAGGCGCTGTGAGAGTCATGTCTCCCGTCGAAGTCACTGCTGCCGTGCCAGTCACCATGGCCGATAGATTGCCATCGACATTCAACGTTGTGTCTGTGGCCGTCGTGATGATCAGGGCTTTGTCAGAGACGATCTGAATGTCACCGTCGGACTGAATCTCAATGAACGATGTGCCATCGTCCTTACGCAATTGCACAGAGTCTGTGGAAATGCTGGGAATCACACGTGGCTTCGACTTCGGGCCAGGAAGCGCAAAGCCGTCATTGATGTCATGCAAGCGGAGTTCCATCTGCGGCTGAACCCCGCCGTGCTCATGCCATGCATCAATGCATCGATTCGCAAAGACGATCAACACTTCATCTCCCACAACAAGTGGGAATGTCAGTGTGAATCCGCCACCTGATGGGAACACCACAGGGCAATGAATCAGTGTAGGCAGGTTCACCCAAGACTGATTGCCATTGATGTCTGTCAGTTGCATTTGGATCGTCGCTTGACAATCCACAGTGGTTTCACCAGCGTTGACATTGAACGCCACCACAAGAGCCGGAAGGCACGTCCAGATCTTTGTTTGCATGCCGGTGAATGCAGCCACAAAGGCATCATCAGCCTCGTCTGCAAGCTCTAGCCGATGCTGGCGCCCGGTCATAGTGATGCCACCTTCTTTGTATCTTGATGGATGGCTAGGCAGATCAAATCACTGTACCAATCTTGGCCGCGTGTGTCCCCAATGTGCTCAGCAACAAAGACTCTATAGAGTCCATCTGAAGTCA